ATGGCTACCGTCGTCTCTATCTGCAATCTCGCCCTTTCCAATATCGGCAAGGACAATATCAACGATCTCACCGAAAAGAGCGCCGAGGCGCGCGCCTGCAATCAGTTCTATGCGCAGACGCGCGATGTGCTGCTGCAGTCCTTTCCTTGGGCCGCTGCCGGCAAGACGCTGGCGCTGGGCGCGCTGGACAATGACAAGCCCGGTGTCTGGCGTCATTCCTATGCGCGGCCGGCCGATTGCCTGCAGGTCCGCTGGATCAGGCCGCGATATTCCGCTGATGCCGCAGCGCTGCCGGAAACGCTCAACCCTGATCTCGACGAGGCCGGGCGCGAGATGCAATATGCTTACGCGCTCGAGGGCGACCGGCTCTATTGCGATCTATCGCCCGCACTCCTGCGCTATACCTGCCGCCTGACCGACCCGACAAAATATGCGCCGCTCTTCATCGAGGCGCTCTCCTGGCATCTGGCCGTCCGTCTCGCCATGCCGCTGACCCGCGACCCGAAAATCCGCACCGATGCGATGGCACTCGCCCAAAACAGCCAGCGGGCGGCCGAACAGGCCGAGGCCAATCAGGTCAGGCATACGAGCGAGAATTTCGTCAGCGAACTGATTGCGGTGCGCGCGCATGGCTGATTTCCGCGCCTACCAGCCCTCCTTCACCGCAGGCGAACTTTCGCCCGCACTCGGCGCCCGCGTCGATCTCACCAAATACCAGAGCGGCCTGCGCACGGCGCTGAACGTCTTCGTCCATCCCCATGGCGGCGTGTCGAACCGGGCCGGGCTGCAATTCATCCACGAGATCAAGGACAGTTCGAAACAGGCCCGGCTGATCCGCTTCCAGTTCAATACCGAGCAGACCTATATTCTCGAATTCGGCCACCAATATATCCGCATCTTCCGTGATGGCGGGCTGGTGCTGTCGGGTGCGGCCCCCTACGAGGTCGCGACCGCCTATACGGCTGATGATGTGCAGGACCTGGTCTTCGTGCAGGAAGCCGACGTGCTCTATCTCTGCCACGTCAATCATCCCGTGCGCAAACTCGGGCGCCTCGCCGACAATAACTGGACGCTGACGACGGTTCAGTTCAAACCGCTGATCAATCCGCCCGCGGGCACGCCGTCAGTCACCAAGCCCGGCGATACATCAGGCAAGCCCGGCTATGTGGCAACCACATACCGCTATCGGGTCTCCGCCGTCGCCGACAGCGGCGAGGAAAGCCTGCCGTCGAACGCCGGCGCCGTCGTCAACGATCTTGCCATCCAGGGCGGCATCAACCGTGTCACCTGGGCGGCGGTGTCAGGCGCGGCACGCTACATCGTCTATCGCGACGACAACGGCATTTTCGGCTATGTCGGCGGCACGACGGGCCTGACCTTCGACGACGAGAACATCACGCCCGATCTCTCCGACACGCCGCAGACGGGCCGCAACCCCTTCAATGCGGCAGGCAACTATCCGCGCTGCGTCACCTTCATCGAACAGCGCCTCGCCTTTGCCTCGACGCTGAACGATCCGCAGGCCGTCTGGCTCAGCCAATCCGCCAATTACGAGAATTTCGGTGTCTCCTCGCCCGCCAAGGCAAGTGACGCCGTGACCTTCCGCATCCGCGCAAGGCAGGTGAACGAGATCCGCTCGATGATCTCGGTGCGCGGCCTGCTGCTCCTGACATCCGGTTCCGAATGGATCGTCACCGGCGGCTCGGCGGCGGATGCGATTTCGCCCTCCGCCATCAAGCTCGACAACCAGGGCTATCGCGGGGCCGCCAAGGTGCAGCCGATCGTCGTCGGCAATACCGTGCTGTTTGCGCAGCGGCTTGGCGGCGTGGTGCGCGATTTCTCCTATGACTATACGCAGGACAGCTATGTCGGGAAGGATCTGACCATCCTTGCCCGCCACCTCTTCAAAGGCCGCGAGATATCAGCCTGGGACTATGCCCAGGCGCCTGATTCCGTCGTCTGGGTGGTGCTGGATGACGGGGCGCTGGTCTCGCTGACCTATATGAAGGAGCAGGATGTCTGGGCCTGGACCCGCCATGAAAGCGGCCGCGGCAACGATGCCTTCTTCGAGGATGTGACCGTGATCGAGGAAAACGGCGAAGACGTGCCCTATTTCATCGTCCGCCGCACGATCAATGGCGCACAGAAGCGCTATATCGAGCGGCTGCACAGCCGCGCTTTCGAGGATGTGCAGGATGCCTTTTTCGTCGATTGCGGGCTGACCTATTCCGGGCCGCCGGCCACCACGCTGAATGGGCTTGGCCATCTCGAAGGCCAGTCCGTCGTGGCGCTTGCCGATGGCAATGTCGTGCGCAATCTCACCGTCACAGGCGGCAGCGTGCGGCTGCAGAACGCGGCGGCGAAAATCCATATCGGCTTGCCGATGACGGCGGCGATCCAGACGCTCGATCTCGATGTCGGCCAGGTGCAGGGCCTCGGCACCGTGCAGGGCCGCTCGAAATCCGTCTCTGAAGTGACATTCCGCGTAGAAAACACCCGCGGCATCTTCACCGGCCCTGCCGATGGCGAGCGCGATGGCGGCACGCTGATGGAATACAAGCAGCGCCGCAATGAAAACTGGAACGAAGCGATCAGCCTCTATACCGGCGATCTGACCATCACCCCCTATTGGGACTGGAATACCAGCGGCGCCATGTGGGTGAAACAGTTCGACCCGCTGCCGATGACGATCCTGTCCATCATGCCGGACGTCACCCTTGGCCGCTGAGATTGCCATCGTGCCCGCCCGGCCCGGCCATATCAGAGAGATTGCCGGGCGCATGCGCCGCGCCGATCGCGAGGAGGTCTTCGCCGCCTCCGGACGCTCGCCGATCTCGGCGCTCTCCTTCTCCTACCGCCACTCCTCTGAAGTGTGGACCGCGCTCTTCGACGGTCGGCCGGAGGTGATGTGGGGTGTCGGCGATATCAGCATCCTCACCGGCATCGGCGCACCCTGGCTGCTCGGCACCGATGCGGTGGAGAGGAATTTCCGGGGGTTCCTGCGGATTTCTCGCGATTGGCCGGCTCAACTGTTGGGCCGTTATCGCTTGCTCAGAAACCTCGTGGATGCGCGCAACACGATCTCCATCCGCTGGCTCGAATGGCTGGGCTTCCGGCTGTTCGAACCGGTCGAGATCAACGGCCATCCATTCCACCTGTTCGAAATGGGAGACGCGGATGTGTGATCTTGGTCTGGCGCTGACATTGGGCTCGACGCTTCTGGGTGCCGCCGGCCAGGTGCAGCAGGCGAAGGCGACGGCGGAAGCCAACAAATACAACGCCCAGGTCGCCGAAATGAATGCGCAGATCGCCGATAAACAGGCGAAGGACGCGATCGAGCGCGGCAAGCAGGAAGAACAGCAGAAGCGCCTGCAGACCTCGCAGCTCGAAGGCCGCCAGCGCACGGCGATGGCCGCAAACGGCGTCGACCTCTCCTTCGGCTCGCCGCTCGACACCATCGTCGATACCGCCAGGATGGGCGAGATCGATGCGCTGAACGTGCGCACCAACGCCTATCGCGAGGCCTATGGCTACAGGGTGCAGGGCACCAACCAGCTGGCTAGCGCCAAGCTCGACCGCATGCGCGCCGACGCCGCCGTCAAGGGCGGCTATCTCGATGCCATCGGCACCGTGCTCGGCGGCACTGGCAAGGTCTACAGCCAGGCGAAATCGCTTGGATATATCAAGTGAGGTGAAGAATGCCGACTGTTCCGACCTATCAGGATACGCAGCAGCACGTAGCACTGCGCCCCGAATATACCGAGGGCTTTACGGTGAAGGCCGATGCCGAGGCCTTCGGCTCGGCGATCGGCAAGGGCATGCAGGGCCTTGCGACCGGCATGGGCACGCTCGGCGAGGCCGTAGTAGAGGTGGAGAAGCTTGATAATGCCAATGCTGCCAAGGATGCGCAGACGAAGCTCGACGACTGGCAGCGCGACGGGCTTTACGGCAAGAGCGGCTTCCTGACGCTGACCGGCCGCGCCGCCGTGGAAGGCCGCGCCGCCTTCGAAAAGCTGGCCGAGCAGAAGCGCGCCGAATTCGGCAAGGGCCTGACGCCGGGTGCCGCCCGCACCTATGAGGAAACCAGCCGCGCCAGCATGAACACGCTGCTGGACAGCACGATCCGCCACACATTCGACCAGCGCAAGGCGTGGTTTGCCGAGACCTCCAGCAAGAGCATCAAATCCGCCAGCGCCGGCGCCGTCGCCGTCTACAGCGATCCGGCCAAGGTGGATGCCGAGATCGGCAAGGGTGTGGCTGAGATCGAGCATCAGGGCCATATGCAGGGCTGGAGCCAGGAAAGGCTCGACCAGGAACGCGCCCGATTCGTCTCCGACACGACGAAGAATGTCGCGCTGCGCATCGCCAATGACAGCGCCATCAAGGCCGAGCAATATGTGAAAGACGCCGGCGACCGGATGCTGCCGGCCGACAGCACCGCCCTGCTGAAATCGCTGCAGCCCGCCGTCACCGAGGAAAAGGCCCGGCAGAACACCACCGACATCATCGCCGGCCGGCCGCCGACCTATACCGGTACGCCTGACGCCAGTGCCTCCCCCACAGCGGCCACCGCAAACGCCGATAGCGGTACAGGCGGCCAGCCGCAGACCGGCAGCCCGGTTCAGCCCTCCACAGCAGGCGCAAGAACCACCGGCCTCGAAACGGATGACGCCGGCAGCAGAACCGGAAGCCGCACACTTGGCGCGCCGCCTTCGACGGGCAAGACCGCAGCCCCGCAAATCGTCCGCTCTCAAACAACTGGCCAGCAACCCGCCGGCCCGCAGGTATCGACCACTCAGACCCCGCCGCGCCAGCCGAGCGGCCCGGAGGATTTCCGCACCGTTGCCGCCACGCTTACCTTCCCCGGCAAGGCGAAGGACGATCTGGCGCTGGCCAGCTTCGTGAGAAATGCCGCCGGCACCACAGTCGCCCCGTCGCTCCAGCCCTGGTTGACCGACGTCACGGGAGCCCTCCTCGGCACGGCCGCAGCCCCCGCCGGAAGCACTGCGGCCGATGCCACAAGCTTCCGCCATTTCGGCCTGCCGACGCAGACACCCCGCCCCGGCGACATCGTCGTGCTCGGCCTGCCTCAAAGCAAAGGCGCCGGGAAGAACGGCGGCAACGCCCCGGACGATCGCGAGAAGGGCCAGATCGGCATCTTCCGCGGCTACGATGCCGACGGCAACATCCTCGTGCTCGGCCGCGATCCCAGACGCGCCGGCGAAACCGTGCTGACGGCCCACGCCGCAAGCCAGGTCATCGGCTTCCGCACATCCGGCATCGTCGACGAGAAGACGATGACCTTGCCGAACTACAATCCAGAGAGCTTGCGCAGGATCGAAGAAAGCCTGAACAGCATCGCCGACCCCGCCTTGCGCGCTGCCACCGAGGCACAGCTGAACGGCTATACCGTCTCGCTGAAGAAGGCGATCGACGCCCAGCGGGTGCAGGTGCAGGAATGGGCTAATAACCAGGTCATCGCCGACCCGAGCTTCGACCCGACGAAACTGCCCGTCCACATCCAGCAGGCCATCGGCCCATCCGGCATGCTGACGCTGCGCGACTACAAGGAAAAAGTCCGCGCCTACGGCCAGCCGGCGACGGACACGCAGACGCTCTACGACCTGCAGACCGAGTTCGCCAGGGATCCGGCAGCCTTCTCGCAGATCGATCTCCTTGAGTATCGCTCCATGCTCTCCGACAAGGATTGGGAAAAGGCCACCGGCTGGAGACAAACAGCGCTCACCGACCTGCGCAAAGCCCGGCTCGAAAGCCTGGATATCAATAGTGCCTTCGAACTCGCAAAACCTCAGCTGGAATCGCTCGGCTTCTTCGCCCAGGACGGCGGCTTCGCCACCTCCTACAGTGTCCCGCGCCGCGTCGCCGAGTTCCGGTTAGCGCTCCTGGATCAGATGGACGTATTCAAGGACAAGAACGACGGCCAGAACCCGACCCAGAGCGACATCCAGAAAATGATCAACCGCCTGCTGTTCCCGATCGTCATCAGCTCGCCGGGCTCATTCGTCACTGGCTGGACTCCCACAGAGAAGCGCGGCTACCTTTATCAGGCCAACTCGCTTGCCGACGATCAGAGCTACGATATCGCCGTAGAATATCAGGATATTCCACGCGATCTCAGGCAGTCGATCGAGGCGGATTTGACGAAGAAAAACCGCAGGAAGCCGTCTCAGGATGAAATTGTGAATGAATACGAAACATTCATGCTCAATCGTTGAGTGACAGGGAAAAACCTGGCGGCGGGAAATCGCGGGCACCCCGGCCAAAGCCTCACTTCCCGACCGACGCCTTCTCGAACTTCCCCTTCAGCCTTACCACCTCATCCGCCGTCCACCCCGGCGGGTCCGTGACCGCCAGCCACGCATCGATATAGTGCTGCGGCGCGTAGACATGGCCGTAGCCCATTGGCGAAGTCGTGGCGATCATCGCGTCAAAGCCGAGTTGCAGGGCGGTGATGATGGGGTACCAGCGGAAGGCGGGGGAAACGTCGGGGCCTCGCGTGCCTATCATCCAGTCCGGTTCGCGGTACAGCGCCCGCCAGTCGAAGAAGGTCACGGGATCGCTGGCATATTGCAGGAAGACGATGCGGACCGGCCCCCAGGCGGCACCGGCAGTGGTGGCAGACGTCCACTGATTGGAAAACCGGATCATGCTGCCATCGCGAAATTGCGGCAACCAGGCCGGCGATCCGGGATTGCGGTTTGCCGTCAGATAGGACCACGTGGCACTCGCAAAGGGCGGCCCGCTCCACAGCGCCCCCTGGAACGGATCGTCGAACACCTCAAAGAGATTGAAGGACGACTGGGAATTCAACGCACCGAGGCTGAGGCCGTGCAGATAGAGTTTCGGGCGATGATCGCGCGGCAGCGTGCGCCAATAGCCATAGATTTCCCGAAACAGCGCCCTTGCCGTATCGGACCCGTATTCCGGCTCGACCATCAGTGACAGCCAGCTGCTGAGATAGGAATATTGGATCGCGGCGCTCGCCACATCGCCGCGCAGCAGATATTCGACCGTATCCAGGGCTTCCGGATCGACCCAGCCGGTTCCCGTCGGCACGACGACGATCAGGGAGGGTCGCTCGAATGCGCCCTGGCGCTTGAGTTCGGCAAGCGCCAGGCTTGCCCGCGCCTCCGCACTGTCTGCGCTGTTGAGGCCGACATAGACCCGGATGGGATCTTTTGCGGGAGAGTTCAGGAACGCGCCGATCTGGTCCCGCGTCGGGCCAGAGGTGATGAAATGACGGCCCCGTCGTCCGAGCTCCTCCCAATTCACGAGAGAGGCCGCACTTCCCGTTCTGGCCGGATCGTCGGGCATCGGCGTATCATCGTCAATCAGCGCATCGGCCTCCCGAAAGGAGGAATCGACGACGCGCAGCGCGACATGGAACAGCACGCCGTCGACGACAGTCCAGAAGGCGAAGGCCGAAATCAGGATGGCGGCAAGGGCGGCGATCCGCCTGGGGACGACCCGGCTCGCGCGTTCATAACTCGCAAGCACCATCATCTTGAAAAGCCGCCCGATCGTGACGAGCAGGATGAAGACCACGGCTGCGGTGAGGATCAGCAGGAAGGGCTCGATTGTGGCATTGGGCGGAAGCTGCATCAGCGCCCGCACGGAATTCTGCCAGGATGACGCCTGCCACACGAAAAACGCCGCGATCAATACGCCGGCTATGACCGCGACCGATCGCATCATCCATCCGGGGCTGAACCGGAACGACGGGATCTCGAGATAGATCCAGAGCCATTGGAGGATGACGCCGCAGAAATAACCGACCGCAGCGCTGGTGCCCGACAAGGCACCCTGCACGAACCACGACCGCGGCATCAGGCTCGGCGTCAGCGACAGGCACAGGCAAAGCAGCGCGAAGAAAAGACCCAGCCACGAAAGCGGCCTGACGGAAACGATCGCCTGATATCGCATCATTGCCCTCACACCATGCCGAATGCTGCACTCCCCTGTTTTATGTCAAGTTTTGCATACAATCCAGAGGCGATGTGTGGGCGTATGGTGTGCCGTGCGGAGGCCGCTATGGTCTCTCGTAAAAATGTCCGTAGATTGCCTGGTAATCCTCCCCGTTTTAACGGGGTTCAGCTGTAGAATTCACGCGGCCATTTTCAGTTTCTGAGCGGGTGTAATGCCGCCAATGCCCATATTGGGCCATTCGTGGTTATATGTCCAAAGCCACTGTGTGGCGATCTCCTGCACCTCCGTTATGCTGTCAAAGATATACAGATCGAGCCATTCATGCCGAACAGTTCGGTTGTAACGCTCGACATAGGCGTTCTGCTGAGGCTTGCCCGGCTGGATGTAGTTCAACGCGATCCCTTGGGTCTCGGCCCATTCGATCAGTTTTGAACTGACGTATTCAGGGCCATTATCCACCCTGATCGCCAGCGGCTTACCCCGCCATTCGATGATCTGGTTGAGGCTGCGCGCGACCCGCTCGGCAGGCAGTGAGAAGTCGACCTCGATGCCCAGTCCCTCGCGGTTGAAGTCGTCCAATACGTTCAGAAGCCTGAACTGGCGACCATCCGCTAAGCGATCCGCCATGAAGTCCATCGACCAGACCATGTTCGGCGCATCTGGCACCGCCAGTTCCTCGGGCTTCTCCCGCTTCAACCGCCGACGAGGCTTGATCCGCAGGTTCAGTTCAAGCTCCCGATAGATGCGGTAGACACGCTTGTGGTTCCAGCGATGACCCTGGACATTGCGCAGATGCAGGAAGCACAGGCCGAAACCCCACGTCTTCTTCGCCTTCACAAGCCCAAGCAACAGATCGGCAATCTCATCGTTATCGGCATTGCGCTGAGGGCTATACCGATAACAGGTCTCGCTGACGCCGAATGCCCTGCATGCCAGCGCGATGCTCACACCGCGTTGCGCCACTGCTTTCTCGGCCAGCTCCCGGCGCTGAGCCTTACGGCGAATGCGCGCCTTCGCCTGTCGGCCAAGGGATGGCCGCGTCATTTTTTCCGAGAGCCTCCTTCAGCAGATCGGCCTGCATGCTCAAGTCGGCATACATGCGCTTCAATCGCCGGTTCTCTTCCTCCAGAGCCTTCATCTGGCTCATCATCGAGGCGTCCATACCGCCATACTTCGAACGCCACTTGTAAAAGCTGGCTGTGCTGATGCCGTGCTCCCTGCAAAGCTCAGGCACAGGTACTCCGCCTTCTGCCTGGCGCAACACGGCAATGATCTGGGCTTCGCTAAATCGGCTCTTCTTCATCAAAATCTCCTCGAGCATCTTGCCGAGAAAATTCTACTTTTGAAGCCTCTTATTCACGGGGAGGATTACCCCTGAACTCAGCGCCATGCTTCACGACTAGGTTCCCGCCTCGGTGAAATAGCGAACGCATTTATAAGCGGTCACCAGCTTCTGTACGATGCCACCGCGATTTCTGTAGGACGCCTTGTCTTCTTTCACACGCTTCTCCATCGGAAAATGGTGCTTGTAGCCTGACAACTTGGCCATTGCCAGAACTGCCAACTTCATCCTAGAAATTAAGAGCGAGCTTGCTCTCCACGATTGTCAGATGACGGCGCTTCGCCCAGCCGCTCAACCTTGTCACCCATTTCAAATCGGCTTGCCACTTCTTGGTGAGTCTCTGCCGTTTCATCTTTTAGCGCTTACCCGCCGCGCACTGCGATTTCGGCAGGTCAAGCAAACAACCTTTTTGCGCCTATAGTCGGCGAAACAAGAGGCACGACGGCATGACCATTTCAAGTGAAGTAAATCGATCCGGCCCTTATGGTGCAAACGGCGTAACGACGACCTTCGAATACAAGTTCAAGATCCTTGAGCCTCAGCATCTGCAGGTCATCAAGACGAATGTCTCCGGCACGGATACAATCCTGGCGCTCGATGCCGATTACACCGTTGACGGCGTTGGAAACGATGGCGGCGGAAGCGCGATCATCGTTCCCGCGCCGGAGACCGGCACCAGAATAACCCTACTGCTGAATGTACCCTTTACGCAGGAGACCGACCTGGAAAACCAGGGAGCCTACTATGCGGAGACTGTCGAGCGCGCGCTCGACCTGATGGTGATACGGCTGCTGCAACTCAAAGAAAGATCGGCCCGCTCCATTACCATTCCACCGAGTTACGATTCCGCCACGATCGACCAGCTTATTTCCAATGTGCTGACGCTCAGCGACAAGGGCGCGGCGATCGAAGCCGTTGCGGCTGTGGCGCAATATCTGGAAACGGTTGCCGATATCGCTGACGATATTCCAGACGTTGCAGAGCTGACGGAAATCGCCGGGCAGAAGGCTGGCGAAGCCGCGCAATCGGCTGTCAACGCAAATACCAGCGCCAATCTTGCGACCGCCTATGCGACCAATCCGGAAGATATCCAGATCCCAGGCTCGGGCGGCCTTTTCTCTTCATTTCACTGGTATCGAAAAACGCTCGCACTCTACGCCTCGGTTGCCGCCGGCATCGCCGGAATGTTTCATAGCGCGGCGGCAAAGGTTGATATCGCCGACAGCGACGAATTCGCCATTGCCGACAGCACTGACGGCTGGCTCCTGAAAAAGGTTCTAGCGGCCAGTCTTGTCAAATATGTCTGTGTTGCCACCGGTTTCGATTTTTTTACCGGATTCATCCCAACGTATGTCGGGGCTTCATCCGTCACCATCGGCCCAGGCATGGGTTTTTTTGGCGGCAAGAAACATCAGGCCGCCATTGCCACGGCAAAGACGCTTGCTCAGCTGCTCGATACCGGTTCTGTGCAGCCATCAAAGACGTATTTCCTCTATGCCATCAGGAAGGCATCGGATGGCACTACGGATTTTGTGATGTCGCTGTCGGCATCAGAAGCAGGTGTCATCAAGCCGGTCGGCTGGGAATGCCTGTCCGGAAGCCGCGTTGGCCTGATCCTCACCAATTCATCGGGGAACGTCGTTCCGTTCTGGCAGACCGGCAATGAGGTCAGCACCGACACCTACACGTGGTTTACCGCCAATGCCAATGTGCAGGGCCTGGCAATACCGAGCAATATCCCCGTGGGATTGAGCGTCGATGTCTCGGTGCTGATCGACACTGTCGTCGCAGCCCCCGGGCAGGATTGTATCGGGATCGTCTCGGATGCCGCTGCCGCCAACTACACCACCGGTGCCGCCCATCAGGTGCGGTGCCGATCACTCTCGGGCAACGACTATCCCGACCAGAGCGCGGCTGCTGGCAAGGCGCGCAGCAATGTGAATGGCCAGCTCTGGAGATACGCAGCGGTGACAAGTGCGACGGCCTGTGCAGCCTCCTTTTTCGTCTGCGGCTGGCATGATTACACCTGCAAGAGGCTATTTGCATGACTACCGTGTATGTTCGCTACGACAGCGTCGGAACCATCCTTGAAATATTCTCCCGCGATCAGCCCAACTTGGATCTCATCGCTCATGACGACCAAGAGCCCGCGATAGCGAAATACCTCCGCGACCCCACGGGATCGGAAGATCGCTTCCCCACCCTCAAGAAATGGCAGCTCTGGCTCGCCGCGCTCGAACTCGAACCACCGATTTTCAAGGCGGATGTCTTGGCCACGATCAACGACATGGCCGGCATGTCGGCCAGGGACAGGGAAACCGTTCGCATCATGATCGAAGACGCGCAGGAATATTCCCGTGAAGACCCGCGCATCGATCTGCTCGCGGTCGCCTTGGGCATCCCGCCGAACCAGATGGACGACCTCTGGCGATGGGCGGCCCAGATCGAGCCCGTGTGACCCGCACCGACCTGAGACAACGGGCGAGACCGGCTCAGCCGACCGGTCTCGCCCGGCAAATCACTGCGGCAGCGGCCTGCCCGTCTGCTCGGCCATCATGTATTCCGCATACCAGTCCGGCCAGTTCTCGTCGTGCTTTCCGCCATTGCGCTTCTCGTGCTCCCCATGCGCTTCAGCCGCCCGGCGAAGTCCCGCGGCGAGGTCTTTCGCCGTGCCGAAGGCGGCAAGGTCGGAGGTGATGCGTCCGGGCAGCCGGGCGGTGATTTCCTGGAAGAGCCAGCCATTGCCGTCAGGATCGCTGAAGGCCGCGAAGGAACGGTAGCTGCCTCGGTCCGGATCAGGGCCGCCGACCCGGCGCCGGCCGAAAAGATAGGGCACGTCGGGGCCGCTATAGACCTCCCCCTCGGGATGGAAGGCCTCGCTGACCTCGACACCACGCTCCTTGAGCTCCTTTCGTGTCGCCTCGATGTCGGAGACGATGAGATAGAGGCCCTGCGCGGAGCCGGGCGCTGCCGG